CCCGCCATCACCAGTCCCGCCCGTCGGCTTCCGCTCGCGCTGTCGGTGCTTGCCGATTCCGTCTGTATCTTCTCCACCGTCGTGCTCTTCCTGCTGCTTGCGCAGCCCGCCAAGCACAGGACAGTCATCATGATGGCGGCAACTGTTGGCAGTGTCAATGGCCTTGCGCAGTCGCGCCATTTCGCGCTTGTTGGCCTGCAGGTCTTTTCTTGTTGCATTCAGTTCTTCTTTTAAGGGTACCACAATATTGCTCACCAAAACGCGGGTGGCATGTTCTGCGTTATCCACACGCACACCCTCTGCGTCGGCTTCGGCTTTCATCGCTTCCGCTTTCGCTTTCCTCACCGTAGCACGCAGGGAACCGATGGCTGCTGCAGTGCCCACAAGGCCGCCGCTAAGAATAATGTTCATGATCTCGCTAAAGTCCATACCACCCGTTTTTTAGTCAGTCAACCTTTTATTCTGCTTCCTCGCGTTTCTTTCGGAATAGTCCGATAACCCATTGCACCAGTCCCGTGTCGGCTACCCCATTGGCTACAAGTGAGGCACCAAAACCATAGAGCAAGGCAATGTCCCAGCTCACATCACTCACAAATCCGGCATCAAGCCACCACAGTAGCATCGCGCACACCAAGCCCACACACCAGCTCACCAGCTGCGTCACCCAGCCTTTCATGTTAGGGAACAAACCTTTCAACCCTTCAGTAAGCACCACCACACCGCCGACGAAACCGGCAAAGGTGCCAATCATTGCGTCATAGTCCGTTGCCGGAACATCGGCCCCTTGGGCCATCACAGCCGATACTGTTCCCAGCATCAGCATCATAAACAGCATAATTCGTTTCATTGATTGCTTCTTTTATTATTGGTTAATACCTATTTCTTTCAGCCATTTCTGTACATCGAAACTGGGGCAGGCTTTGGCCGCCAGCTCGTTGTGTCCCACAATGCGCACATCCGGGAATCTGCGATGGAAGTCCTTCACATACTTCTCCAGTGCCTTTTTCTGGCAGCCGGTGCGGGTGTCCTTCGGGGTCTTGCCGTCCTTGGCCACACCGCCGGCATACACAATGTGGCGGCTCACGCTGTTGTACCCCTTGGCTCCGTTGGTCACTTCCCAGGGATCTACCTGCGCATCCTCGTTGTTGTTCACCAAGCGTTCCACACCGCCCTGCAGGTGGAACAGGTCGGTGTAGCCCACCTGTTTCCAACCTCTGCCACCCTGGCTTACGGGCGAAGTGTGCCACTTCCGGATGTCCGCCGATGATACCTCACGCCCCTCCGGGGTTGCCGTACAGTGAATTACCAGATACTTCAATTTTGCCATACCATCTTATCCTTTCTGGTTTTGGGTAATGGTAATCTTGGCCGTCTTGCTGCGGTCGGCATTGAGCGTAAGGGTCAGTGTACCGGTTTTCTGACTGCCACTGTTTGCACCGGCCGAAATCTTCACGCCTTTATCCGTCGCTTCCACCTTGAAGCCGGCAGGGGCACTGCCTATCTCATATTCTCCGCTGGCGGTCACGGTCACTTCTTCACTGCCACCGGTTGCCTCAAGGGTCACACTGGCAGGGTCAACTGAAATCTTCTTCTCGCTCGCCTTGAACACGGGGTTGCTTCGCTTGTCCAGCACCACCACTTCTTCACCGAAGGCAATGTTCGTGTCAGCCTTCATCAGCATCTTGAAGAAGTACAGTTCGCTCGCGTTCGAGATCTTGTCAATCTGAATCACGTCTTCATCGTCCTGCAGGTTCACAGCCGCAAACAGGTTGCCGCCGGCATCGGGCGAACAGAGGGTGCACACAATCAGATCATCGGGCCAGGCCGCAAGCGTCTCAATGGTAATGCCCTTGTAGCGACGGGCATTCACATCGGTTTCGCTCGTGTTCTTGGACTCGCGCTGGGTCAGCTCGTCATCATACTTGTCAAAGTCGTTCACGCTCATCAGAATGCGGAGGTCCGGGTTGTTGCGGATGGCCACGGGAATCTTCGCACGCATGGCTTTCAGTCTGCCCAGCATGGTCGATTCTGCGCTGTCCACCACAATCACCTCAGTATCCTTGGCCATCTGGGTCAGGATGCCGTTAAACAAGTGGTCGTCATCATCCCCATATTCACCGTTCACATAGTGGTCACCCAGTTCAAACTGTACCCGCTTGGCCAACTCGGCAAGCAGGGCGTTCTGCGCTTCGGGCGGAAGTTCCGAGAATACCAGGTTGCCCTTCGGCTGCCATTTGCGCCAGATGTTCTCGAACGTGCGGGGGTTAAACACCGTAAAGGCCATGAAGTCCACCGGGTCAAGACTCTTTTCGTCGTAGTTGAAGTTGCCCTTCGAATCCTCCACGCCGGGGTTCTCCTTGCGCTTCTGGAGCATCTTGCCGGTCTTCAGGCGCGGCAGGCTGATTTTCTTCTCCACACCGGGAATCACCATGATCAGCCCCTTTTCCACAATCTCATTGCTCGTAGCGGCAAGCGTCAGCAACTGTTCCAGTACCTCGCCGCTGTAATTCGTGTTTCTTACAATTATTGCCATAGTTCAATCACTTTTTACGTTTGTCCTTAATTTCTCGCATACGCCTGTTCCAGGGGCTTTCTTCACCATTCGGTTCCAGATGCAGGTCTTCCATCACACGGCGCTTTACCGGCAGTTGGGCCAGGGCCTTTTCGCCGTTCTCGCGGTCATTGGCCAAAAGGTTTTCGTAGATGGGGCGGGTAGTCGCATCAATGCGACCGTCCTGCTCGGCTGCGTCAAGCAGCTGCTTGCGGGCGGCAAGGTCTTCGGCTTCAGCCTTGTCTTCGTAGGTCTTCACCTTGGCCTTCAGGTCGGTGTTCTCTTTCGTAAGGATAGGTACCTTGCCTGCCTCTTCCTCCAGTTGGTCCATCAGGCGGAACACATCCGCATCACTCGCGCAGTCCTTGAAGCGCGGGCGTTTCTTTACGTCTTCCAGATTCATGTCTTCTCTGTTTTTTTGTGGCTCAACGAGCCGGTTATTGAATAAAGTATATATCTGCGCCGGTGTACTGTCTGCCGGCACGGGGTCTGCATCATAGATGTCGTCTATGAAACCAAGGTCCAGGGCTTCCTTGGCGGTCAGCCAATGGTCCTCGCCGTCAAAATAGGTCTGTTTCACTTCTTCCTTGCTCATGCCCAGCCGCTCGGCATAGATTTCACTCAAGCTGCCTTCCAGGCTTTCTATCTCTTCCATGCAACGCTGCAGGTCCTGCTTGTTGCCGTAACACCCACCGCTCACACTGTGCAGCATCAGACGGGCATATTTGCTCATTTCTACGGGCTTGCCGCAAAGGGCTATCACACTGGCCATGCTGGCGGCTATGCCATCCACATAAATGCGGATGTCGGCCTGGCTATGGCGCAGGGCGTTGAATATCGCAATGCCGCTGTACACTTCCCCGCCGTTGCTGTTGATACGCACATGGATGCGTCGGCTCACGCGTTCGGCTTCCATCAGTTCCTGGGCTATGCGCCCGCTTTGCACCTCCGTATAGTCTCCGATGTCCCCATACAGGAATATCGTACTGGTGCCGTCGTCACTCGTTGTAATATTGAAAAATCTGCTCATCGTCATACACTTTCCTGCGGTCTTCCCCGCCTTTCGATGATGCGAAAATAGAACATTCCCATGGCAACAAGAAACCGCGTCCGCATCATAACATTTTCTGGCGTTATCATAACGCTGTACCCCGTCATCATGCGTACGCGCTTTTACAAACCCCGCTTTTTCATGCAATTTTGTAACGTGATTTACAACTAAAAAGGACGATTTATGGCAGATTTGACGAATGCCCAGAAAAAGGAATGGGCAAAGACTTTGTACCTCAAGGAAAACCTCACACAGCAGGAAATCGCCGACCGGGTGGGCGTGTCACGGGTGTCCGTGTCCAACTGGGTACGGGCCGGGAAGTGGGAGGAACAGAAGGTGGGGCTTACGCTCACAAGGCAGGAACAGGTGGCTAACCTCTACCGGCAGGTGGCCGAAATAAACAAGGCCATCGCCGAACGGCCCGAAGGGGAACGGTTCCCCTCATCCAAGGAGGCTGACATCCTCGGGAAACTGTCGGCGGCCATACGCAACATGGAACAGGAAGTGGGCATTGCCGACATCATCAGTGTCCTCACCGGGCTCATCGACTGGGTACGGGCGGCCGACCTCGAAAAGGCAAAGGAAATCACCCGGCTGGCCGATGCGTACATTAAAGACAAATTATAAAGGGATAGACAATGAAACAGACTGACAGACTCGCTCTCCTCGATTGGGAGAAGTACAAAGAAGACATCGCAAGGGCTACACCGGTCGATAGGAACATGACGGCAGCCGAACGGGAAAAACACCGGGAATATCTTGAGAAACATCCCATAGAATGGATCAAGTTCTTTTTTCCGAATTATGCCAAATATGAATTTGCCGACTTCCAGAAAAAGGCTATCCGGCGGATCATTGCACACGATGAATGGTTTGAGGTGCTTTCTTGGAGCCGTGAGCTGGCCAAATCCACCGTCACCATGTTCATCGTCATGAATCTCACGCTTACCGGACGCAAAAAGAATGTGATTCTGACCTCCAACAGCAAGGACAATGCGGTGCGCCTGCTCGATCCCTACCGGGCCAATCTCGAAGCCAACGGACGCATCATGGCATACTACGGCAAACAGGAACTGCCGGGCTCATGGACCGAGGATGAATTCACCACCAAAGGGAAGGTCTCTTTCCGCGCACTGGGTGCCGGACAATCTCCGCGTGGTTCGCGAAACGAGGCCATACGTCCCGACGTGCTGCTGGTCGATGACTTTGATACGGACGAGGATACCAAGAACCCGGACATCATCCAGAAGCGCTGGGACTGGTGGGAAAATGCGCTGTATCCCACAAGGTCCATTTCCGAACCTACACTGGTCATCTTCTGCGGAAACATCATCGCCAAGGACTGCTGCGTGGTGAGGGCGGGCGAAATGGCCGACTCCTGGGACATCGTGAACATCCGCGACAAAAACGGTTTTTCCACATGGCCGGAAAAGAACTCGGAAGAGGACATCGACCGCACACTGTCCAAAATATCCAAAAAGGCGGCACAGGGAGAATATTTCAACAACCCGATTTCCGTGGGCGAGGTATTCGAGAACATTGCATACGGCAAGGTTCCGGCACTCTCCAAATTCAAGTTCCTCGTGGTGTATGGCGACCCGGCACCGGGCGAAAGCAAGGGTAAGAAAGGCAAATCCTTCAAGACGGTTTCGCTCTGTGGCAAATTGGGTGGCAGGCTTTACGTCATCAAGACTTTCCTGGCACAGGCGCTCAATGCGGAGTTCATTGACTGGTATGTCCGGATGCTTGAATTTGTCGGGGGCAAGACCAATGTCTATTGCTACATGGAGAACAACAAGCTGCAGGACCCTTTCTTCCAGCAGGTGTTCAAACCGCTGGTGGCAAAAGTACGCCGCGAACAGAAGATTGCGCTGTTCATCCGGGGCGACGAGGAGAAGAAGACGGACAAGGCTACGCGCATCGAGGCCAACCTTGAACCGCTCAACCGCGAGGGGAACCTCATCCTCAACGAGGCTGAACGGGACAATCCGCACATGAAGGAACTGGAGGATCAGTTCAAGTTGTTCACCCTGACCATGCGCTATCCGGCCGACGGACCGGATGCGGTCGAAGGGGCGAACCGTATCATTGACGAACTGATCAGGCGCATTGAACCGCCCGTATTCCGATCACGGAAGGATGTAAGAAAACGGAATAAGAAAAGATTATGACAACTCTAAAACAATAGGACTATGAGCAAATTTGTTGAACTTACCGATTACGATGCGAGCATCCACCGAGACATCCTCGACGCACTGGTTCGCGAAGACGAAACGGTCATTGAGGTTTGCGAGGACAGGGCCATTGCCGAAATGCGGTGTTATTTGAGCAAACGCTACGACTGCAACAAGATTTTTGCGGCCACCGGGGACAACCGGAACCAGCTCGTGCTGATGATGGTCATCGATATGACGGTCTATCACATCTTCTGCATCCACAACCCGCAGAAACTTTCCCAGGTGCGCAAGGATCGTTACGAACGGGCGGTGGAATGGATGAAGGCGGTGGCCGACGAGGACATTTCAATCGAAGGGGCTCCGCTGCTGCCCGAGGAACAAAGGGCGGGCAGGTCGGATTTCCGCATTCAAAGCAACCGCAAACGAACGAACCACTGGTAAAAAGCAAGCATCATGAAAAAGAAAAACAGAAAAAACAACAAAGCCGGCATCATCACCGTAGGGGGAAACTTCACGTTGCCGGGACAAAAGAGACCGAATGTGATTGTGCTCACACAGCCCAAACGCTTCGGGCTGGACATTTCCGACTACATGGCAGCCGTAAGGGCGGCCGAGAATGTCGATTTCTCGCGACGTTACAAACTTTATGACCTCTACGAGGACATTCTGATGGATACCCACCTTTCCTGTGTGCTCGAAAAGCGAAAGAATGCCGTGCTGTGCTCCAACATGGAATTCCGGGTGGACGGGAAGCCCGACGATAAAATCAACGAACAGATACAGTCGCCCTGGTTCAACCGGCTGGTGGGTGACATCCTTGATGCGAAATTCTGGGGCTTCTCGCTCTGCCAGTTCTACAAGCTGCAGGAGTGGGTGGATTATGACCTGGTACCGCGCAAGCATGTGGATCCGGTCAGGGAACTCATCCTGCGCCACCAGACGGACATTACCGGCCATTCCTGGAATGAATATACCGACCTGCTTTTTGTGGGTTCACCGTCCGATTTGGGGCTGTTGGCCAAGGCTGCACCTTGGGTCATTTACAAACGTAACACCACGGGCGACTGGGCACAGTTCTCCGAGGTATTCGGCATGCCCATACAGGAATATATCTATGACTCCGACGACGACGAGTCCCGCCAGCGGGCCATGGAGGATGCGGCCAACGCCGGAAGTCTGGCGCAGTTCTTTCATGCCAAGGACACGGAACTCAAACTTACGGAAGCCGGAAACAAAACAGGGTCTGCCGATGTCTATGAACGCCTCTGCGAACGGTGCAACAACGAAATTTCCAAACTGATACTGGGCAATACGCTGACAACCGAATCGTCCGAAAAAGGCACACAGGCTTTGGGTACGGTTCATAAGAAAGTAGAGGACAAGGTACTGGAGGCTGACCGGAAATACGTGCTCAACGTGCTGAATTACGACATGACGGACATTCTGCTGCGCATGGGCATCAATACTGAAGGGGGGACATTCTGCTTTCCGGAACCGAAAGAAACGGATGCCGGTACCAAAATATCCATCCTCACGCAGCTGAAGAAGAACTTCAACATCCCCATCGACGACGATTATCTCTATGAGGAATTCGGTATCGACAAACCGGCCAATTACGAGCAGCTGAAGGCGGAACAAAAGACGGCTGAACAAGCCGACCGGATTCCAAGCCCGAAGAAGGAGCCGGAGCCAGCGAATAAGGGACGGGATGATGAACCGACACCGAAACAGAAAAGAAACTTCCGGAACTGGCTCAAAGGTTTTTTCGTGAAAGCCCCGGCAGACGGGGCAGCTTTAGACTGGTAGTCGACAGACTGTATGCGGCTGATAATGGCAGCGTCTCCATGGAGTTTGACTTCTCCGAAGAGGTGCTGCGGCGTGCCTTGCTGAACATATACAGCAGGGACTTTCATCCGGCAACCGAAATCGAAATCAACCTGTTCAATGAAATATGGGCAAAGATGGACAAGGCGGCAAAGGAAGGGTTCAGCAAATCCAAGGCCATTACTCCGGACGAGGATTTCAGAAATGCCATACTCCGGAACAATGCCGTATTCTCGGCATTCAAGGTACATCGTATGCAGAATGACATGGCACGACTTTTATTGGATTCAAACGGCATTTTAAAACCGTTCGACAAATGGGTACAGGAAGTCTTGCCCATTGCTTCCCATCAGGTTCGTCACTGGCTGCGGACGGAGTATGATACGGCGGTCATCCGGGCGCATCAGGCGGCTGACTGGCAACAGTTCCTGCGCGAACGCGATATTCTGCCCAACCTCAAATGGCTACCGTCCACCTCCATTCATCCGGGGGCTGACCACCGCCCGTTCTGGAATACCATCCGGCCGATTGATGACACGTTCTGGAACATCCACCGACCGGGCGACCGGTGGAACTGCAAGTGCGACCTCACTGCCACCGACGAGGAGCCGACACCACTTCCGGACGAAGACGACAAGAACAAGCCCCAGCCCGGACTGGATAACAATCCGGGAACGGACGGCAAACTGTTTTCCGACAATCATCCATATCAGGCAGAAGCCCACAAGGGTGCCCATAAAGCGGTGGATAAACTTATGGCCCGTATTGACGAGATGATTGCGGAAATGCCGGACTACCTTACCGGGGAGGAAAAAATGGCCATTGCCCGGAACAACCTCGAAATGGAAAAGGCTCTTAAAATCAAAAAAGGAAAACCTATGGATGTGGATAAGGCGGATAAACAGAATGCGAATCCCAAACACGTGGACGAGTATATTCCTGATCCTAACGGGATATATCGTGATAAAAGGGGAAACAGATACCGGAAGAACAGCGATTACGATAAAAAACGGGATACTCCATACAGTATCAACTGCCAGACTTGCGCACCGGCATACGCTTTACGATTACGTGGATGGGATATTACCGCCAAAGGCAATGTCGCAGGGTCTAAACTTGAATACCTGAGTAATGGACGTGCTTTTGAAGTCTGGAAAAACACCGACGGTACTCCGGCGCAACATATAAGTATAAACAGCTGGCTTGCGCACAAAGGGTACTTGAAAATGACCCCTAAAAGGTACATGGAGTATTTCAATGAGGTATGTAAGGAAGAAGGCGTGTATGAATTGAGTATCGGCTGGAAAAGCGGGGGCGGGCATGCTACAATCCTGCAACGGTTTGCGGATGGTGAACTAAGGTATATCGAACCCCAAAGCGATAATTCTGCCGGTTCAGGAATGGAATGGAAAGACGTAAAATATTTATGTGAAATAGGAGCTGCGACTTCCCACAACTGCAGGGGAGTCCTGAGAATTGACAATAAGCTATTCGATGTCTCCTTCCTCGATATTTTCGATACATGAATCGATAACGTCAAGGGATAACGGACCGGTTATTTCGGTTGCGTCTTTACCGTCATACAGATAGACGAAAGGATAACCGGTACAGGAGTCCCCCGGAAACTTGAACACATAGGCTTCCTGGCCTTCATAAATACCAAGGTATTCGAAGGTGTCACCGTATTGCTCAATAAGTACACGGGCCTCGTTCTTTACTTGTTCCGGTATATTCATAACGCATAAAAGGCATATTGGAAGCCTCGGTTGCAAAGTTATAAATTATTCTTGAATTACTGATGATTATGGACATAAAAGATTTTACGGAAATGATAAAGCGGAAACGTGACAGGCTGGACAGTATGATGCGCCGCAAAATGCCAGTCATGGTAGGACGAATGGCCAAAGACCATTTTCAGGATAACTTCCGGCAGGGTGGATTTGTCAATGGCGGTCTTCACCCTTGGCCCAAAGCCAAACGGCTGTCCTCGGGAGGTTCCGATGCCGCCAGCAATTATGGAACGCTGCTCTCCGGCAGGAAGCATCTGTTCAAATCGGTCGGATATACACCTGCAGACTACCGGGTAAGGGTATTCAACGAGGTGGTCTATGCACCCATCAACAACTGGGGCGGGGAAATCGATGTCACCGTCACAGACCGCATGAGGCGCTTTGCATGGGCCAAGTTCTACAAGGCTTCGGGAAAAAGAAAAAAAACCGGCACAGGGCAAAAGAAACGCGTCAAACGACGTTCCAAGCCGAAGGAACTGAATCCGCAGGCACAGTTCTGGAGGAACATGGCGCTTACCCCAAAAAAGAAACTGCACATCCGCATCCCGCAGCGCCAGTTCATGGGCGAAAGCGAAGAATTGAACCGGCGTATCCGGGAAAAGGTGGACCAGGAAATTACCAACATTTTAAACCAATAACGATATGGACGAAATTTTTATCGCAATCATGGAACAGATTGCACAGGAAATGCCGGAACTCTCTCTCATCGACGAGGACTACGGACAATTGGAAATGGGAGCAGAAGAAGACCAGTACCCGGTCACTTTCCCTTGTGTATTAATCGGAAATACAAACTCCGACTGGCACGACCTCGGATACGGGGCACAGAAAAGCGAATCCGCACTGACCGTCCGGCTGGCCATCGATTGTTACGACGATACAAGCTACGCATCCGGCACGTATGACAAGGTGAGGGAAAGGCAGCAGCTGGCCAAGAAATTATACAAGTCGCTGCAGTGTCTGCAATGCACGGACAACGCTTCGCCGCTGGTACGCGAGAAAAGCCGTTCGTATGCCATGCCGCATTACATCAAGGTCTATGAAATGACGTTCTCATTCACACTGCACGATGAATCGGCCATGCCGTCATCTTATGGGGAATAGTTCCAGCTGGGCGGCAGTCAGACGGGGGGCTTTCACCTTGGGAACAGGCTTCAGATTGTAGTCTGTTCCCTCACGTGATTTCCGGCGGATGATGGTCATGATACGTTCCTCGGATATAAAGAATTCGCGCTCCGACAACACTTTTAAAGCATCGTCGAACCGCAACCGCTGTATTTCTGTCCAATAGTAGTAACGACGGCATAGTGCCTCGTCACGCAGCTTGATCAGTTCTTTATCCCGTCCTTTGCCCATACATTTTATTTCTCTTACAAAAATAACTGATTTCCATCTATTTTAAGAACAAAAGCGCCGCAATTATAACAACTGCGGCGCTTTCTGTTTATAGGGTTAACGGGTTTCGGTTACAAACGGCAGAAACTGGGTTCAATGCGGGTCCATACGCCGTTTTCAGGGTTGCGGCGGCTGAAGTAGTAGTTGGTGGCATTGCGCTGCACTACATTAGCTTCCTTGAACAGGCGCATGATGTCTGCATACTCTTCATCGAACTTATCTTCCAGTTCATACAGCTTTGAAATGCTCTTGTAGTCCAGGTCGCCCATCTTGTTGCGCTCCAGCAGGGTCATGGCCATCTGATACATCGGATCATCAGAACCTTTCTCGCTGTTCTGCATGTAGCGCTTCAAATAGTCAATCAGACGGTCGGCTGCCATGTCGGCTCGTTCATCGAAGCCTTTCACCTTGTTGCTTTTCACTTCCAGACGGAAGTCTCCGTCCGTAATGGTATAGCTGCGCTGTTCGTCGCTTTTCACCTGGCCGTATTCCTTCATCACCTTGGTAAAGGCATCGGCTTCTTTTTCCAGCCATCCGCGGAACCCGGTCACGGCATTCACCATCTCAAGAACGTTGGTCTTTACTTCGTGCATAAACTCACCGCGTAATGCCTCGTAAGTTTCACGACGGGCGATGAGGTCTTCTTTCTCTTCTTGCTGCAGCTGGGCCATGAGGGCTGCTCGCTGTTCTTTACTCAGGGACTTGATGTCCACACTTTGATTGTTCTTTTCCATTTTAAATCATTTTAGTTGTTAATCAGCTATTACTTTGTCATCCTTCAGCAGCAAAGCGAATGTCCTGTCTCTTTCTGCTTTGGTTTCAAACTTCTTGTATGTCTTCCAGCCACCGTTTATGCCGGTACACATCTTTATCCTCGGGCCTGGATAATCATCCTTTCGTATTATACAGAACCCCGCTTTTATCAGCTTGTCTTGGTCATCTATCCTCATAATCATCCTGCTTTTCCGGTTCATCGTCTATCAGCATGGCCTCCCCATTGGCATACGCCCAGTCGGCCAGTTCGTTGAAAAACTCCGCTGCATCCTGGTTCTCCATATCGGATGTCGTAAGGGTCACGTCTTTTCTTATGCGCTCAAGCGCTTCATGTGCTTTTTTATCCATATTGCTCTATTTATCGGTTAAACCTCCTTTTCGTTGGATAGCCCGCAGTTTGATGGCCAGTTGTTCCAGCTCGGCTGTACTAACCTGAACAAAGGGCTTGCCGGCTATCCGGGGGTTGTTGCAGAATTCGTTCACCCGGTTCCAGTCGGTGGTGTCTATACCCAACTGTTGCATCAGCTTCAGGCAGACGCTGCGTTTCCGTCGCAGTTCCTCGCGAAGTTTCTGCCGCCATTCGTCTTGTCCGCTCAGTTTCTCCAGAGCAGTACAACAAACTTCATACTCCTTGGCCGTCATTTCCTTCAGACTGTCTGTCCGGTTCCACGTGTACTGCAGCACGATTTGTTTTTTGAATTCCTCCCGATCGCCCTGATAAGGCAGTTTGTTGAACAATGCATAGAACCGGGCGAAATTGGTTACTTCCTGTGCCATATCATCCTTTCACTTTTTTCTCCACTGAAAGAATTGCCAAACTTATCATCATAAGTTTTACAGACTGGCTGTCCTCTTCAAACAAATCAATATCCGCAACCACAGGCTCACCGCTCATGGTGTTCCATATTTGCTCTACCTCTTTCGTCTTCTTTTGATTCATCAAAAAGAGATACGCGTCATACTCGGAACGGTCAAATTCAAATACGACCTGAACTTTCTGTTTTTCTTCCATACATTCACTATTAAAAGGTTATTCAAACAATACTTTAATGCCACACGAACTGGCTACGTCAAGCTCCAGTTTGGCTCCCTTGCTCAGTTCCCAGTCCTTCAGCATGTAGATATAGTCACAAGCCAGCAACAGGGCAATGTCGGCCCGCATGTGGGCTCTCCAATGAGCTTCATCCGGCAATCCGTTCCTGAAAGGGTTTACAGGATCATAGCCTTGTGCCATCAGTTTCTCCTCGGCACGGCTGAAGGCTTCCTTGCGCTCATTCATATCATAGTGCGCGATGGCTCCGCTGATGTACACTTTCCCGGCACCGGTCGCTTCACCACGTTGAAAAGCCTTGTGTCGTTCCCACCGTTCCGGAACCACCACACTGTAGTTGCACGATTGGCAGCAGCAGCAGCCTTCTTCTTTCACCGGGAACGGATTGTATCCGTAGCCCTCATACTCTTTGCCGCAGATGCAGCACACTTTCTTTTCTTCTTTCTTTTCCATCACTTCAAATCTTTAATGTTTATTTGGCAGGACGGATGCCATACCTGAATATTCCGAGCAAACATCACATCCCTGGTTTCTATCACTACGTGTCCCTTTGTCTTGGCCCTGCGCAGACGGAGGTCGCTTTGTATGTTACGTTCTACCCAATCGTCCACCACGGCCTCCGCTTCCTGTTCTTTCAGGAGTATCTGGTACAGCTTATTCTCCCATTCCATCATTCAAATAATCCTCCATATTATCGTCCTTCAATGTTTTGGCAGCACCTTCTTCCCATATCACGTAGGGCTCACCGGGCCGCTCCATAAAGCGGCTTTTGCACCAGGCTTTGAAACAGCTTACCATGATTTTCACATCGGCATCATATTCCACCTTGCGGGCGCTTCTACCTGCCGGATGAAGCCCCTCGGCATGGCTGATGAAGATAAACAGTTTCTTGGGATGACGTTCCTTGAACTCCTTGTAGGTTTTGTAGTTCAAGCCGCTGTATTGGAAGCTGTCGATAATCACGATTCCGGGACTGCCTCTGCGCCGTAACCGTTCCTCCAATTGCTCCATCGGTTCCCGGTCAAGGATAATCAGCTTCTTTTTCACTTCACCCATCTTGTGCCGTTTCAGGCTCATCTGGAACGACAAACCGGTACTTTCTTCCAAACTGTCATAAATTACGCGTCCGAAGCTACACAGGTACTTGGCCAGCTGCATCACAAAGCTGCTCTTACCGTTTCCGCTGGCTCCCCAAATAATCCACACGCCGCTCTTGGCCGGGTTGCCTATCGAGGTTTGCCAGTCCCCGGAAAACTCGAACCGGGGAATCTTCATGTTCAGCACCTCACCGGGACTGTAGGCTCTCTTCAGTTTCACGGTTACCTCCTTTCAATTCTTCAATAAGAGCATCAGCATAGTCCACAGCAAGTCTGGCAACTTGTTTTATAGACATTATACCTGATGAATTGCTTCTTACTACCGGAAGCATGCTTTTGGCAATTTCATATCTGCGCTGTTCCCAGTCTATCTCATTCGCTTTTCTCATCTCGCGATGGATACCGATAACAGCATCCATCGCTTGCATTTCTATCTTGCTTATCATGCCTGCATCCTCCTTAATTTTTCGATTTCGGTATATACGCGCCGCAAGCCGCCTCCGGTGCTATGAACAATCTTGGCAATGTCGGCACCGTCCGGGGCATTGATTTTTGCGACGATGGCAGCCTGTGCCTTCAGAAACTTTTCGCGTTCCTGCGCATCGTCCGGGGTCACCTTGCTGTAGGAGTCACCGTAGCGGCTCAACATTTCGGTATAGCCCACCTTCTTGCCTTCGATGGCGCGGTTGATCTTCTCCTTTAATCCGTCGGCACCCATCATATACCAGGCACAGCAGCGTTCCGTAGCGTTCCAAAGCGCCTTTAACTCCAGGAAGGCTTCATACTGCAGGTCCCCGGCTTCATCCAGGATAACCAGGGGCGTATCAATCGTGCGCAGGTAGGCCACCAGATCCTCATACACGTCGCTATAGCGTCCGTTGCTGGTCACACCGAATTCCTTGGCAATGTAGCGTATCAGCTTCAGTTTGGTCTTCACCTGGCTACAGTCCACATATACGGCGTGCTTGTGCTGCTTCACGTAAGCTTTCGCTGTAAAGGTCTTGCCGATATTGGGCATATCGCACAGGATGGCACTCAGCCCGCTTCCCTGGCACACTTCCAGCTGCTTGCTCACAAACACGTAGGTCGGGGTCTGTGCTGCCAGCCAAGGTATTTCTGTACGCAGTTGCACGCCTAATCTTCGGGCTATACCTACCCAGTTGGCATCACTGACCTGCTTTTCATAATTGCCCCGCTTGATGGCATTGTAAACGCTGGGGGCTATGCCCAGTGCCGTGGCATGGCGGTTGTCACTGGGATAATTTTCACGGTCGGCGGCTATCGCTGCCACAATACGTTGCTTTACTTCATTTGTTATTTCCATTTGAATGCTGTTTTAAATTCGTTCTAACGTCGTTAATTATATCTTGGCTACTGCATCATGCTCGAAGGCACTGATGTCCATATAGGCTGAGTAATCTTCTTCCTCGGCTTGTGCAGGAAGGGGAACGGCTTCCGCCTGTACCTCTGTTATCAGCTTTGCTTCCTCTTTGGCAAGGATGCCCACACGCTTGATCTTGCCGTCCTTCATCATCTTGTCGAATTGAGCTACATACTTGGACTGTTCGGTATAGGCTGCCTTGTCGTACTCGGTCTGCTCGGCTGTATTCTCATTGTAACGGGCTACGGGCTTGCAGGTGGCGATATATCGTCCGTTCTGGTAGATATATACCTCGTTGATGGTTCCGTCGGCATCGGGCAGATAATAGGCATCTACCTTGTAGTTCCTCGGCTCCAGCTTTTCGATGATTTCCGGGCTGGGCAGTCCGTATTGGTTGTACATCACCGTGCAGTAGGTGTTCTGCCGGATGGTTGTTTCGGTGTGCTGTCCGATGAACCGGTAAAGAACGGCCTTGTCCCAAGGTGCAAGGTTCGGGTTCTGATGGGCGCAAAGCACATCCCAACGGCTCATGCCCGGATAGCGCTTTTGGTTGGGGTGAGGCTGTGCGTTGAAGGTCTCAATGGCGCGTATATCATCGGCTACCAATTCTTCATAACTATAGGTCTTCACCTTGTAGGTGTTGTTCTTTTCGTCATACACCTTTTCTTCCTTCGGGCGGTTGGCCTCCAGCTTGGCATACCATCGGCCGATACCTACCTGCGTGCGTTTCTCCACACCGTATTTCTTTTCGCGGTTCTTGTGCTCGGCACGTTTTTCACGCGAGTTCCCGGGGTTACACCAGCGGATCAGGGGGAAGACGGTACCGGCTTGCATCAATCCGTCGGCAAAGTCGCTTACCAGGTGGTGTTCCACTTCTAACTCGGCGGGGATATACATGCCGTTCCGGTCCAGGGTCTGGAACATGTTTCGCATGCAGTCTAAAAATAACTCGGTAGTCTTGTACCGGTTGTAGGCATATCCCACCACAGCACCGCTCACCACATCGTAGGCATAATAGGCTTTCACTCGGTTGCCATCCTTCATTGGGCGCGGCAGGTCGCGGTCGTCAAGAGAAACCTTACTCAAGGAATATTCACCGATGCTGCGCAGATGATAAGGACGGTAGGCATTGTTGAAATCCCATTGGCTCATGTGCAGCTTACCGCGAAGGGCCTTGTTCTTGGGGTTGTTCAGGTAGTTGGCTACTGTGGCCGGGCTCAATACCAGCGGATTTCCATCCTTGTCGGTAAAGTCTGCCGGATTCAACACCTCGCCGGTTTCGGGGTCATATAGCTCCAGTTCTCCTTGCACAAATAGATTGTACTGTTCCCACACGGTGGTATTGAAGGGCTGCTCCGGTTGGGCATCGATGCTCAGCAGCAGGCGTTCAATGTCATAGGTCACTTTCCGGCGGTTCTGGTTCATGAACTTGCGGCTGATAAGGCTTTCATAGCCGTTGGCCTTGAAGTCATTCACACGCTTCTTGAAGCGGTTGGAACTGACAGGCAAGGTATGTCCGAACTCTGCTTGGTAGTAACTGATGGCTCCTGCCAGTTCGCCCCAGTTCACCGGCCCGGCCTTCATGGCCTTTCGCATAAACGTGGCATCCTCCATGGCACGCATCACTGCCTCAATTACCGAAGCGTTTACCGTATATTCTTGGATGTGTTCCGGTGGCAGTGCATCTCCGTTGTCAAAACGGAACCGGGTGTAAAATTCCCGGGCTTTCGCATCGATGTGGTAATGGCTGCCGAGCCAGTTTCTTATTACGTCTTCTTTCATATCTCCGTATTTTAGTTTTATCCTTTCCTGAAACCGTAGGGGCATGGTGGCTATTTCTACCAAAACGTAACCTCCCAGACCTCTTCCGGATCGAACTACATTGATTTTCTCCTTTGCCGCTAACTTCTTGTAATTGGGTATCGACATGATGGGAGCAAGTTCTTCTTCGGAAAGAGTGGAAGGATGAACTCCTTTCAGCGTGCGGCTTCTGCTATAGTCTGCCTTTCCGTTCACCATCACCGGTCGGTCATCGTAAGTCAGGTCATTGTAGGATATGCACAATATCTTTCCATAATACTCCATTTCATTTCTATTTATAAGGCAGATGCCATCTGTTGGGTCTCGTGCTGCAGCTGCATGAAATCCGATACAAATTCACATTGGTAGGTTTCAGTCCGTTTTCCGTCCACGTACACATCCACATCATTGGTCTTTCTGTGGACCACGAGTTTTACACGGGGACCGAAAGTGCAGGTCATGGTCTTCTCGCACTCCTCGAAGGTGGTTTCGCAGTTCGGGATGAAGTTCCCGTCAGTCAGTTTGCCGCCTCGCTTCAGGGCAAGAGTGCGTATCCGGCGCGCCTGATCGCTGTCACGGACAAAATTCAGTGCTTGCCACACAGCCTGACGGCTGCATCCGAATGTCTTCATCAAGAAGGTCTTGGTCTCGTTATCTGTCAAAATCTGCTTTCTCATATCGTCATACTTTTTAATCGTTATCGTTCGTTCAAAGGTTTTCAACGGCTTCCGCTATTTCCTAATCACCCGTCAGTATTTCATGAAGGCGTGTCCCTTTCTGCAGTTCTTCGACCAGCACCTGCATCGCTTCCTCACACACACACAGCTCACATTCTCTATCACCCGGTAGGCATCCGAGTTGCTTATCTCATCCTTCGTCATGAATTGTCCAGCCAGCTCCATCGCCTGGTCGGCAATATTCTGCGTATGTGCCGTACTGCCTATCATCGTGCGCAACTTCTGTTTGAACAGACTCTCTGCTGTTCTCGGATTGAAATTCTTTGCCATAACTCTAAATTTTAAAAGTTTATATCGTGGGGCGCGGGGAATCGAACCCCGACGGCTTTCTACGCTTTCTTATTTCGATTTACCAACTCTCCGGCCGTGCCTGCCGCCCCTGCCCGTCTTTCCGGGCTGCCAGTTATCCGGCAATCTATTTGCCTTGTTCTTCTATCATCGAAAGGACAACCATCCTGTCTTCATCCCAAAGCGGAAGCCCCAATTCAATGGTCCGTTTCACCACTTCCATCTCACCGACCAACCCTACCGCTTCTTTGCGGAAATCGGTATCGTCATACGCATGTGCCTTGCCAATCAGAAAATCGGTCAGGTTGTCGATAACTTCCTTTTGACGTTCACATTTCATTTCATAGTTCAGCACTCGCACATGAACATCGCGGATAATCCGGCTGTCCCCATGTTTCTTGAAATCTTTGCAGAACTCATCCTTGTTCATCGAAGTGTTCAGATAAACCGCATGGATGTAATCAAAATCCTCTGCTGTAGGGGTTATCCCCGTCCGTTCCATAAATTCTTGCTGTGTCATAAACTCACTTATTTTATTGTATTATTCTGCATCTTCAATTTTGAAAGAAAAGCACTTATCCGCCAATACTCTTTTTACAAAGTCTAAGTCGTATCTATCAGCTGAAAAGAAAACTGCCTGATAATCTACACTGGGATAAGCCTTGATTGCTGTTGTATCTACCATCTTCTTGACCAGTCCGTAAAGAGCTTCGGCGGTCTCGGCTGTTGCTTGAGCTATAATTACTTTTGCTTTCATTTTCTTTAATCCTTAAAATTCGCTAATCACACGCCTTTTTTGTATATTTGGCGCGCTGTTTACATCTTAAACACGCTGCAAATATATAGAATTATTTCAATACATCAAACTAAATATGGAAGAAAATCAATATAAAGATATGAATTTTATAGAAAGACTTCAATATTTCATGGAGAAAAAGGGCATAAATGACAATCAAATGACTGTTAATGCCGGTCTTTCTGTTGGACTTATTGGGAAAGCAAAGGTGTCTGGCAAAGGCATGAGCTCAATGAATATTGAAAAAATTCTATTAGCCTATCCGGATTTATCTGCCGATTGGTTACTTACTGGTGCAGGAAGCATGTTGAAAGATGATTTGAACGGCATTAAAACAATAGACGAAGCAAATTCTTCGACTCTGCCTACCACATCTATGAACCCATCCATCGGTACACCATACTACGATGTGGACTTTATCGGGGGCTTTGATGAAGTGTTTAATTCACAGGTAAACATACCTGCCACCAACATTGTAATAAGGGGATTCGAAAAAGCCAGCCTTTGGTGCAATGTCACCGGGCACTCCATGGAACCCAAAATAAACCATGGCGACATCATTGCCCTGCACCAATGCACACTCAACGACATCCAATATGGCGAAATCTATGCAGTGGTGTTGGATACCATCCGCACCATTAAAATCCTCCGCAGGTCGCCGGATCCGGACAAGCTGCGCTTCATCCCCATCAACACCAATGATTACGATGAACAGGAATTCGACAAATCACGCATCATCAATGTCTTTGAAGTAATCGGAAGTATCAGCAAGTTCTTCTAAGTGGTACACGCATGCCTCCTACAGAAGGCTAAAAAAGGACGCACGCACACACTTTTGAAGGAATTTACCTGAAGCAAACTCGTAAATACACTGTAAATCAAAGGATTTATTTTATTATAATAAGGTATATCACACAAACAAGTGTCGTTTTTCCTCTCTGAAAACAGAGAAAAACGGCACTTGCTTTCATTTATAACATAGTTTCCTATTTCGGGCGTACCCTCTGAGAACTGAAAAAGTAACCCCTAAAGTAACCCCTAACTTAAAGAAGTAGTAACCCCTAACAGTAACCCCAATAGTAACCCCTAACCAAATAAAACCAACCGTAGGGGCATAAAAAAAGGGAGCCATAAGCTCCCCAATCAGCATTCAAAGAAATAACGCCTACAAGCCTTTCTAACGGCGCTATTATATCGTTCTAACCATTCCCTTACTACCACCCGAGATGAGCGTAGATTGCTTAATTATAGCCTTTTTCGTGCATATTGTGCCGTTACCAGACAGCCCGGCATGAAGCAGGTAATTCTTGGTTGCCCCCACCTGATCTGCCGTCAGAACCGTATAAACAGCCGATATACTGCTGAAATACCAATCTTTCTGCTTCGTCCCGTCTATTTTATGCAGCAAATGCACATGAATCACTTTTGCCATATTCGTTTCTATTATGCTGCAAATATACCAAATAATACTTATTTGGAAGAATTTTAAGGCAACATCTTTAAAAATAGGCACAAAAAAACGGCCACACAGCCGTTCACACCATCATATAACAAAATCCATCAACCCAGCCATAAAACGGCCACACAGCCGAAAATAAAACCCTTCCAGGCCGTTTTAGCCCCATCTGCAAGCCCGATGTAAAGCAATCCCCCGAATATCCGAAGAAAAGCCCCTCAAACGTAAAGCAGATGTAAGCCATGTAAAGAGAAAAACCGCTTCGAAATATTCAGCCCATTTTCCCGATCATGCCTAAACCCTTTGGTTTTCAAAACCTTTCGCCCATTTTTCCCGACCATTGAAAAAACCGCTTCGTTCTATGCCCCATAGATAGCATCCTTAAAAGGGCCGGTAGGCGAATCACCCACCGCCACACCGATAGCCATCGTGTTTGTCAACTTGGAATGCAGACACACATACCAATAGAATTTCCCGTTGCGTTCGATACATTGCGATGCCCAGGCACGATCGTCCGCCCAGTCGAAAGACTCGATGGCAAGCGGAGAACCGTGATCGGTCCAGTTCACCATATCTTTAGTAGAATAGACGCGCCACTCTTGCATCCAGAAAAAATCGGCATGGTCCTCATCGTGTCCCGTGTAAACATACAAGGTGCCATCGTGCACCATAGGTGCCGGATCAGAAGTATAGCAAGTCTGCACAATCGGATTCTGCGCCTGCAACACTCCGGCAAGCAACAGGGACAAGCCACTCATCATACATTTCCGGATACCGGATAAATCACATTCAAGTTTCATATTCATGGTATTAAATTCACAAGGCTGTTTTTACGTTCCGTTCTTCACTGCTCAACAAGAGCAAAGGTAAGGACATTCGCCTTATATCGGAGTGTAACCATGTTACATAGTCCTTTTTCCATGTTACAAACCTGCCCGATATGGCACAAAGTACCGAAATTACTCCTTATTTATTAGGCTATATATTCTTTTTTGAATTATTTTTGTGCACCTGAATTTACTGGGATATTTATATTATGATGAAACATACGATTCTTATACTATTTCTTTTTCTGTCTTTGTTGTGCCACGGACAATCGTACAAATTCTTCACAACAGACAGGGAACTTTCCAGCAGTCTGATCAACAAAATATATCAGGACCGGAACGGCATGATATGGATTGCCACCGAAGACGGACTGAACCGCTATGACGGAGCCAAGTTCATCACCTACAAGCATGACCCGGAAAACGAGTACTCCCTCTGCCATAACTACGTACGAGTGCTGTACGAGGACAGCAAAGGACGGTTGTTCGTAGGAACCTATAACGGTATACAGCTATACGATCCGGAAACCGACAGCTTCAGCGCGCGAGCGCAATGGGAAGACGGAAAGACTTTTGACAGCAATATCATATCCATTCTGGAACGTAGGAACGGAGAAATATGGGTATCGGGAAACAACTTGTGTACCATAACCATCACACAGGGGAAACTGACTGCACACAAACTGGACTTACCTATCCCCACCCAAATGACAGACTACATGATAGAGGACAGACAACACAATCTTTGGGTAACACAGGGTGAGAATGGTATCTACCGCCTCTCTGTGGACAATAAAAGCAAGCACTTTCTGAAACAAGAGAAGGGAATGACCATTGTGGACCTCTATGAAGACAACTACGGAGACATCTACCTGGCAACCATAGGCAAAGGATTGCTGAAATATAACCAACCAGCAGAAGAGTTCATTCCTATCCTTTATAAAGGAAAACAAAACCTGCCTATCAAATCCATCTGCCAGATAAGCCAAAACGAGCTTTGCCTGGGCACGGACGGGAAAGGCACCAAGATTTTCAACATCCCCAAACAGCTCATCACGGATTACCCTTTTGATAATAATTACCTCGACTCCGGTACCTCCAAAGTACACTCCGTCCTGAAAGACAATGCAGGAAACCTATGGATAGCCATTTACCAGAAAGGGGTTATGATGATTCCCGCACAGCCCAACAGTTTCAAGTACATAGGCTACAAATCAATAAACAAGAATATCATCGGCTCCAACTGTATCACCTCACTCTGCCGCGACCACAAAGGCATATTATGGATAGGTACTGACAACGACGGCATATACGGCATCACCACAGAACTGAAGCAAAAAGTCCATTATGCCCCACATGACAGCCCCTCTTCGGTTCCTTCCACCGTTTTCGGCCTGTATGAAGACTCTGAACATAATCTGTGGTTCGGATCCTATACCAACGGACTAGGCAGACTGGATAAGAAAACAGGACAGTGCAGCTATCTGCAGAATCTGACAGACAAGAATGGAAACCGTATCCAACGCGTGTATGATCTGGTTGAAGACCAGGACAAACGACTCTGGATAGCCACCATGGGAGCCGGACTTTTCTATTATGACTTGAAGACAGGACAGTCTGTATATGACCCTAAATTCAATGCTGCCACCAAAAAATATAAATGGATAAGCTGTCTTTTGTACGCCGGTGACAACCACCTTTATGTAGGAACGTATGACGGAATAAGATGTATAGACCTGAGCACCGACGACTTCAAGACTGAAGAAATCCTATCCAGACACATCATCCACTCCCTTTATGAAGACCCCCAAGGCAACATCTGGATAGGCAATTCCGAAGGACTGGCAGAATGGAATCCCCAAACCCAGCAACTAAAGACCTACACCACCGCCCACGGACTATCCAGTAACGCCGTATATGCTATCAAAGGAGACGGGCAGGACAACTTATGGATAAGCACCAATGCCGGAATGTCACGTTTTAATCTGAATACCCACACGTTCAGCAATTTCTATGCAGACGACGGTCTGCAAGGAAATGAATTCAGCAAAAACGCCTCTTTTGCCGACCACAACGGCATACTCTGGTTTGGAGGTACAAACGGAATTACCTATTTCAATCCTCAAGAGATTACGAATCCCGCAAAAAAATGGAACGTACGCATCATCGACTTCTATCTGCACGACCAACCCATAAGGAAAGGAATGTTGTCGGGCGGAAAAGAAATCATAAACACCTCCGTCTTTGAGGCCCGGGATTTCCACTTGTCACATAACGACAACGCTTTCAGCATCGAGTTCTCTACCCGCGAACTAAATAATTCCGAACGTATCACGTATCTATATACCATAAACAACACCCCCTGGGTCAAACTTCCCAAAGGAGTCAACCGAGTGTCATTCAGCGACCTTCCCCCCGGCGATTATCATTTCCGGATCAAAGCCGAAGATTATCTGCTGGAATCCGACACCGATGAAATCACCATTCACATCGCACCGGCATGGTGGGCATCGGGCTGGGCCATGCTGATCTATGCCTTATTGGCAGTAGCAGCCGTCTATGGCATCATCCTGCAAATGAGACACCGTTACCGCATAAGACAGGAAATGATGCAACATATCCATGCCGAACAGATAAACGAAGCCAAGCTACAGTTTTTCATCAACATCTCCCACGAAATACGTACTCCGATGTCACTCATCATCAGTCCTTTGCAAAAACTGATGACAAACGATACAGACCACGAACGGCAAAAGAACTACCGCATCATCTGGCGCAATTCCGAAAGAATCCTGCGGCTGGTAAACCAATTGATGGATATACGCAAGATAGACAAAGGACAGATGTCACTCGTTTTCCGTGAAACCGAAATGACCGGATTCATTAATGATTTGTGTGAAACCTTTACAGAACAAGCGAACAAAAAACAAATTACTTTGCAGTTCCACCACGAGGGCGCCGACCACTTAAAATTGTGGGTGGACCCGGTGAACTTCGACAAAATTATCCTGAACATCCTGTCCAATGCCTTCAAATTCACCCCCGAAGGAGGCAGTGTGGACATACGGCTACGCACCGGTAAGGACTCCACCCTGCCGAAACCATTGCAACAGTATGCCGAAATCACCGTGACCGACAGCGGAATAGGAATCGCCCCCAAAGAAACAGAACACATATTCGAACGCTTTTACCAGATACGGAATAGCCAAAACAACTCAAACATAGGTACCGGTATCGGGCTGCACCTCACCCGCTCACTGGTGGAACTTCATCATGGAGACATCCGTGTAGAAAATAATCCGGACGGACAACCGGGATGCAGCTTTATCATCCGTATGCCTCTGGGATGCGCCCATCTGCGCAAAGAAGAAATGGAAGCCGACAAAGCTCCTCTCTTCCACACTCCGGCTCCGGTCCTCCCTGTTCCTTATGAAACCGAGGAAGAAGAAAACGGAAAAACACGAACCAAAACGAAATACAAAGTACTGGTGGTAGAAGACGATGAAGATATACGCCGCTATATCTGCCGTGAACTGGCAAGCGATTACCATACCCTAGAAAGCTGCAACGGCAAGGAGGCACTGGAAAGCATCTTCAATAAAACCCCGGACTTGGTAATAAGTGATGTCATGATGCCCGAAATGGACGGACTTACCTTATGCCGCAAAATAAAGCAAAATGTGAACCTGAACCACATCCCGGTAATACTGCTCACCGCCAAGACACGGGAGGAAGACAATCTGGAAGGTCTGGAAACAGGAGCCGACGCCTACATGACCAAACCTTTCCATATAGAGATATTGAGGAAAACGGCCGCCAACCTGATCCGCAGTCGTGAACGGCTACGCAATACCTATACCGGACAACAGACCCAAGGGGATAAGATACAACCAATAGAAGTACAGTCCCCCGATGACAAACTGATGGAACGAATCATGCGGGTCATCAACGAAAACCTGAGTAACCCGAACCTCACCGTGGAGATGATTACCACCGAGGTAGGCATTAGCCGCGTGCACTTGCACCGTAAACTGAAAGAACTGACCAACCAGACCACACGGGATTTTATCCGGAACATCCGACTGAAACAAGCGGCAGAGCTGTTGTCGAAGAAACGGTACACCATAGCCGAAGTGGCGGACTTGACCGGATTCACCAATCCCAACAATTTCTCGACCGCTTTCAAGGATCTGTACGGAATGTCTCCCAGCATGTACATGGAACAGCATTTGAAACAGGATAAGAATAAGGAAGAGGCTGTCTCAAAATAGAGTTGAGATGGCCTCTTTTGTTTCATCTCCAATTGAAGTCATTTGGATTTTTCTCAAAAAAGGAGTT